ATTCCCGATTCAGACAACTTAATTCCTGTTCTAAAAAGAGTTTCGTCGGTTTTTCCGGGTCGTTGTCGTTCTCCAAAATGTTACGGGAGCGGGTTATTCTCATTTCCACTTGGCATAACGGGCATTTCATTTGTCATATCCCCCATTTCTTGCATCATTTGAGCCTGTTGCTGTTGTTCAGCAAGCATCATTTCTATCTGACTTAAAACGTCCCCGGCATTTGGATAATGGTTTTTCTCCATAAGACTCCAATACAGTCTCATAGTCTCCAAAGAGCCTAACTGTCCGAAAGCACCCGATTGAAGCTTCATATCAATCTGTTGCCACATTGCTTCTCGGTTAGCCATCATTGTTGATGTCGGGTCGGTTTCAAACATGAACTCATCGTTCCAGTAATATTCTCCGGCGGCATCTTGTTTAATGAAGTCCGCTTTATCCAAAAACGCAAAGTCCTGTTGTCCGTTTATTCCACTTCCCGTGATAGGCAATGGGTCATCACTGTACGCAAGCCAAAACTTGAACATCAATTCGTACAGTCTAGCGTAAGCGTCATTCTTCATTACACGCTTACTTTCCAAACGTCCTGCCGCCTGATTGATTGAATACTGTTTTGCAGTACCCGAAACGGCTGACGGATCGTATTTACCCTGAAACGCATCTGTGATACCCAAAGTCGAACGTGCGTCTTCATATGCCTTGTTAATCATTGTCATATCCTGTTGGATGTTGACTTGCATATTCAGAACGTCTATCATTGCTTTCTGCTGTGGGTCGTCTAAGCGGGCAATCTTCAACTCCTTATCCGTGGTTTCAACCTTTACTCCACGGGGCAATGTAACGATAGAACCGCCCTTTAACGTCTTTTCTGCCGCTTTTGAGCCGACCTTTTTTATCAAATCCTGTTGGTCTTCAATGACTTTCACATCAGAGAATCCCAGTAGGGAATTAGCTTTAGATACGTTCTTTCTGACGATAAGCGGATATTGATTAGGCTTGTAGTATTCAATCTCAACTATTTCTTCCGCCGAAACTTGTATAGGCATCCCGGTTGTAGGATCAATACCGTCTTCACGCATAATCGGAATATGAATCTGCTGTATTTCGTCGGGTGTCTCTTCAAAGGATTTAGAGCCACATTCGGGGCATACCTTTTCATCCGTGACATATCCGCACTGTTTACACTTCCTTGTAATTCGTGCCTGATAATCTTCAAGGTCTTCCAGTGTGTAGTCATCACACCACACGAAACGTCCGATTTTCCCCTTATTTTTGTAATAAACGGTATTAACCGTAACTAAGTCCGTATCAAGTCCGTTATCGCCCTGTGCGCCCCTTATCTCCTTGTATTCTTCGTGCGCATCTTCAACGTCAACATGGTATTTCTTTTTAACTGCATCCTTCGTCTGCGATACTTGAACAAAGATGTAGTCCATATCTTCTATCTTGGAAACGCCCGGCTGCGGAATAACTTGCTTCGGGAGCATTTCTTTTACGTTCACATCCCCGTAATTTGAGTGAAAACCTAAAGAATTGTCCCACTCAACCAAGAAAAAGTCCCCACCTTGTACGGGAACTATCCTCTCCATTTGGTCATTTATTATGGCAAGGTTCAGAAGTTTCACTTTATTAACAAGGGCTTTCTCGATTGACCTTGCTAATTCCTCATCCCCTTCGTGTAAGGCTGTTACCTTTGGCATAGGGATAGAGGAATCCACTTGTGACTCGATCAATTCGTATGCGATATTACGGACATTGATAGATAAGTCTCTAGCCGCTATATTTGTGTTTGGATTGCCGTTTACTTCTCTTGTCCCTTCGTAGACTGCCTGATTCTTGTTTATATCTTTCAATGTACTGGAATAGGCAATACGGGCGTTTTCAAGTCTTCCACGCCATTTATCACGTTTTTTATCTTCGGCTGTCGGTGCTATTGTCTTTTTGACCTTATCCATAAATGATTTCAACCTCATATGGGTTCTCCATACTTCTGTAACAAGTATTCCCTGTCTTCTGCGCTTGCATTTTCGATGTCTTCAAGGATTGAAGCGTGCTGTTTCGTCTCGATTGACTCATAATCAACTTCCGGCGAACGTACCCACCAAACACAAAAAGCCCTCAGCGAGTCAACGTCATGCGTTAAATCGTGCGGGTCTTTAGCGTAGATATTAGGTCGCTTCTTATCCTTTTGGATTTTCTGCAAACATCTGTATAGGTTCGGTGCGCAACCGTCTAAAATCGTTAATTTCGGGTGTTTATCAATGACTTTTAGCCATTCTTTCATTGACGAACATCCGTCTTCAAGGTTTCTTGACGTTTTTGTGAGCGTAATTCCGTTCTCACTGAACGTTACGGCTCTTGATTTTCCGTCTATTTGGTTTCTCGACCATAGATCAGACGGTGCAAGCCAGTATTGTATCTTTTCATCCCCGGTCATTGACCGTAATATGTCACACGCCGCCCCGATTGTCTTATCAGGAGCGTCATATTCTCGGTAAACTTGCGCATTTCCCTTGGTATCTACCTGAATCCAATGCGCTGACAGCATATCCAAACCATAGTCAAGGGCAACATATCGGGTTACTTTGCCTTCTAATTCCTCATTGACTATATGGGTCTCCCGTTTTACTTCCGGGAAAAACGATCCACCGGGTACAGTCAAGGCTTCCTCGATTGTTGCCGGGTACTCTTGCGTTATCATATCCCCCATTGTGCGCTTTGTTTGCTCATACCACGCTTCATCACGTCGGGGGTCTGCATACCACGGAATGAATATCTTGTTAAATCCATTGTCCGGGTCGGTAAATACCTTCTCAAAGAACGAACCACGCTCTATTGTGGATAACCCTATTACTTGTCCGCCTGTCGGTCTGTTGATTGTCGGATAACCGGCTTTCCATATATCCTCTGCGAATTGCTGAAACGCCCATTCATCAAAGACTATTAAATCCGCCGTGAACGACCTAGCCGCATTAGGGGAACTAGGAAAACACTTGAATACTGAATCAGGGGAGTTGGGAAAATGTATCGTTAAGATAAGGGAGGTATTTTCCCAAGTAGCGTTTACCCAGTTAACGGGCTGATCGTTCTTCGGCGCAAATATTGAGCGCATATTATCAAGAATTACAGACATTCGTCTGACTAATTCCTGTGCTTCATCTTCCGTTCTTGACAATCCTATGACTGTCCGCCCCGGTTTAATCAATTTCCAAAGTGCATAGTGCAGAACTAACCAGGTGATACCTAGCTGTCTTGCTTTTAGGATCACGTTCAGTTTATTGTCTCGGAACTGCCTTAACGCTTTCCGTTGGTCTTCCCACAATGTAAATGGCTGCACCAAAACATCTGCGTCCTTATCCTCGATATGTCCGTACTTATCGACAAAGTATTCAAGATGCTCTCGGCAATATTGGTATTCTATTTCCCTTAACTGTGAAGGGTTATAATCATCAAGTTTCATAAATGAGTAAAGGGCATCCTTTCGGACACCCTTTGTTTAGGAGAAGTTGCTTGAATGAGTAAAGCTACACCCGTGCTTTGTACCGATACCATAATAAAAGATAATTTTATGAATAAACATGAAGTGACTGAACTTTTTTTGAACTTTTAGGAGATTTCTGCATATTTGTCTAGTGCAGAACAGAATAATTCATATGTCCAACGTGGGGTTTTGTCTATATACTCCGCTATTTCCTCAATAGTCTTTCCGTTGTAGTAGTAAAATATCAAGAACTGCCTGAGTGATACCGGCTCGATTTTCTCTATCTTGTTCAGACAGTAATTCTTATGGTCGAGTTGTTCAAGCAGTTTCTTTGCAAGTTTGCCCCGGTATTCCTCTATCTTTATAACTGCTTCCTCGATTTTGTTGTGATATGCGGTAGATGTTTTGTCAGGATCGTAATTCGGTGTCATTTTTGTCGCCACGCTCTCTAACCGCTCTATCTCTAATTCAATAGACTTTATGCGTGAATCCAATGACTTGATTTCCCTTAATTCATTCTTCGCTTCTTCCCTTGTCATACTTCCCCTTTCTTTGTATGGGGCTATCGGTGTACGCCAATACAAGATATTCGTTAATAATATCCCCCGGTAGCCCCTGTTCCCTTCCGCTTTAGCGGAAAAATTTTTCACGAATTTAGCACCTTTTCCGCATTTTTCGCATATTCCAGTGTTTCATACACCGCTACCGTTATATCTCCGTGTGGAAATATCCCGTACAGTCCATCAGTCATCATTATCCGTATCAACCCCTTCATCGGGATTCTCTCTATCGGACTCTCTATCTTTATTCCGTACATACTATCTCCATAACATTTGAACACATTTATCCAGTGCCTTTTGTCTGTCTATTCCCTTATACTCGCAGACTTCATCAAAGGCAGTCATATTCAGGTCGTTCATATAAGGACACTCGTCACAATTAGGGGTGTTTACACTTTCCGATATGGTGTTGACACGCTCTATTGCTACACCTTTTCGTGTTAGGGTTATCTCCCCTCGTTTTATCTGTCTTAATATAGCCTCTGCACTTTCCCGGTCCAGGTACTTCTGTAATTCCGCTTTATCCTCATTGGAAAGCCGTATTGACAATGTTTTCGTGTTTTCTGTCATGGTGTTTACACTCCCTTCTAAAAGTGTTTACACTTCGGTTTTGAAATAAAATTTGCTAGCGTGATAGAGGGTTCCCGTCGGGCGGCGGCGGCTCGCCACGGGGAGGGGGTGGTATATGGGGGTGCGGATCGCTATGAAACAATACACTCTCAGGAAATTTCAATCATTAAAAATTACCACTACACTATAAATTCTTGCTAAAATTACCATGCGTGTATGCCGTTCCCCGTTCCCGAAAGTGGCGCAAACCCTTGCCATTACTGGGTTTGTTGCACTTTTCAATCTGTTCGTGAAAGATTACTTTAGCGAATAGATTACTCTTTCCCGGTGTCGCTGCTTACGTCTTCCACTATCTGCACGCTTTCCGCCTTCTCTAGCCTTGCCGCTATCGTGCGCATTAACTCCCGATCCTGGTCTGTCGTGACGTTTTCCGTGACTTCTACTCGCTCTATCGGTTTATCGCCGTGAGTATCTCTTACTAGCTCATATGCTTTCATATTCCCGTCAAGAGCTTTTCCAACGGCTACCGCCTGTATTAAATCGTAAAGCGTAGCGTTTGGGTTATCTCGCTTTAACCGCTTCGCTATCTCCTCGTCAATATCCGCCGCTGCTATGATGTCGTCGGTAGCTTTAAGGGTTAAGATGTTTTCGAGCGACTGTTTCGCCGTGCGTCTTTCCCCGTGCAGCTCTTGCACCGCTTCGCCACCTTTAACCGCTACCGCATGCAATTCGTCCTTATCCCACTTGTCAAATGGTTTTCTCTTTCGTAAGTTAAGCAGATATTTCTCGTTTTCTTCCGGCTCTATCACTCCGTCGATTATCAGCGCGGCGCGGCTCTTCTCTTTTGGCTTCTCTCTCTTCATCAAATAAAAAAGACGTGTCATCCCGATCAGGACAAACGCGCCTTCTTTTCCTTTCATTCATTCTATGTATTTAATTATTAAAACTAACGCTATGCTTCTTTTAACAATTATCAATAAACGGCTCACGCTCCAGTTCCGGCAATCCTTGACCGCCGTCTATCTTCTCCCGGATCGCTTCAACTATAAAAGCATTTAGACTCATCCCGGCACATTCCGCCGCCCTGGTTATTGTGTCCCGTGTTGGCTCGGTGTCCTTGCGCAGTCTCAATAGTATTTTATCATATACTTTTTTTTCCCATTTTCCTTGGGCTTTTATTTGTGCTTTACTTGGCATGACTAGATTATATCTAATATTTATATATCACGCTATCGGCATTTTGCACAAAAGTGCTAGCGTGATTTTGCGCTTATCATGCTATCGTGATTATTTTTGTCGATTTTTCCCAGTGTTTATGCGGCTTTTACGATTTGTGCAATATTCCGGTGTTGACGTATATCATGCTAGCGTGATATCATGGCATCATCAGGAACGGCAAACGCCGGAACACAAACCAAACACACACGAAAAGGAGATCAAAAACATGAGTAGAAATTATTTTGAAGATTGCAGGACACTTGAAGATGTAAAAGGGCTTTATAAGAAGCTAGCAAGGGAATTACACCCGGATTGCAACCCCGGCAAGGACACGACAGCCGATTTTCAGGAAATGCAAAAACAGTACAATGCCGCTTTTAATCGTTGCAAAAATACACACGTTAACAAAGACGGCGAAACTTACGAAAAGGAGACCAACGAAACGCCGGAAATGTACGCCGATATTATTAACGCCCTTTTGAGATGTTCCGGGCTTGTGATTGAGCTATGCGGCTCTTGGTTATGGATAACCGGCAACACAAAGGAATGGAGCAATACAATTAAATCCCTTGGTTTTAAGTGGAGTCGTAATAAAGCGGCATGGTATTTCCACTTTGAACCGTACCGCAAGCACTCAAAAAAGAGTGTTGACCTTGACACAATCCGCTCCATGTACGGATCGCAAAGGTTCAGCGGCGCTACATCGTCAATATATAAAGAGATTGAAGCAACCGCATAAATAGATTATAAGGGGGCGGCAAGCCCGCCCCGGAAAGGTGGAAATCATGAGATATAACACAATAGATGAATTAGATTCTAGGATTGAGAACATTATCAAACGCAACGTTAAACACTACTATACAGACTGGAAAAACCTTGACAGACCCAAATACATGAAAT